ACAACCTTCAACGGCATCTACGACGCTATCGCCGTCGGCGACCTTTCCGGTGCGATGGACGTCCTCTGGCTCGGGCTGCTGGCAGGCTGGCTGCGTGGCGTTGAGGCGTTGATGAGCTACGTCGATCCGTGGGTAGCGGCGTTTCAGGACGTGTTCACGGATGTCGGCGCTGCCATCTACATCGCATGGGACTCTATCTACACCAATTCCGCCTCTGTGCTGAACGCAATGGGCGCGTTCATCTTTGGGTTTTTCGACAACATCGCCAACGGCGTGATGTCAACGTTTGACAACCTCGTCGGCGCTATCCAGATCGCATGGACGAGGGTACAAGGCTTCATCACGGGAGCGAAGGACACAGAGGTGCGGGTGCAGGCGATCAAGGACGAGAACGCTGCGAGAGCAGAGCAACGGCAGCAAGAGCGACCAGGCGTTGAGGGTAGGATTTTAAGGGCGTACGACCAGAACCGGCAGGGAGAGATTGACCGACAGGCACGCGAGGATGCTGTTCGTGCTGACGCACAGGCAACGAAGGACGGCAGGCAGGCGACGAACGCACAGCGAGCCGCCGACCGGCGTGCTGGCGTGGTGGCAGCAGAAACAAAACTCAAGGATTTGACAGCCGCAAAACAAGCCGAGCGAGATGCCGCCAAGAAAGCGGCCGAGGAAATCGCAAACACAACGGGATCGGCTGCTGCGTCACCGAGCGAGAAGGCGGCGACAGCTGGCGCAAACGCCGCAGGCGATCAGTCCGTGCAGAGCATGGGGGCAATCGCCGGCACGTTTTCATCACTCAATCTTGGTGCTGCGTTCGGAGGCACGTCGCTGGCAGAACGCACGGCGAAGGCGGCGGAAGAAACGGCGAAGAACACCCGCAAGATTGACGACGGCGGAAAGGTGGCTGCGTAATGTCAGGGCTCGTGTGGGTAGAAGACGGCGACTCACGGCAGGCGACGATTGTCCGCAAGGGCAAGAAGGCTGCGTCGTCGTATCAGAAGTCGTACAAGATTTTCGGAACTGCCGACGATACGGTGCTGCACGCTGCAATCAACGCAGAGATCAGCGCTAACGGTCGCTATTGGCAGTATCCCGGCGTGCCCGGCATGTCGCTGATGGCGGAATCCTATAGCGTCTCTTTCTTGGGCGACAACGCTTGGCAACTCACGATCAGCTACTCGAAGGACGGTGCCGAGGATGGATCGTCGCCGCTGAAGCGGGCTCGGTCGTTTGACACGACCGGCGGCACACAGCACATCACGCAGGCTGAAAGCGAGACGATATTCGGCGGCGGCCCGTCTTTTGGCAATGCCATTTCGGTGGACGACAACGGCGTGAACGGCGTCGATATTGTCGTGCCGCAGTTGCAGTGGACCGAGACGTACGACGTGCCCAACGCCTACGTCACTGACGCCTATATCAAGGGCGTGGCGACGCAGACAGGACGCACGAACTCATCAGCGTTCCGTGGCTTTGACGCTGGTGAAGTTCTGTTTATCGGCTGCTCTGGCTCGCAAGAGTGGGACGACGACAAGGGGCGTGGTCCGTGGTCGCTTTCTTATCGCTTCGTCGCGTCGCCAAACGTGACGAATCAGCCGGTCGGCGCGATGAGCGTGAGCAAAAAAGGCCACGAGTATCTGTGGGTGCGGTACGAGTCGGCTACTGAAAGCAACCAGCTAATCAAGAAGCCAAAGTTCGCCTACGTCAACAAGGTCTACAAAGACGGCAACTTCTCGGCCCTCGGCATCGGGACAACCTGATGGCACGCCCAGACGGACGCATCGAGCAGGGACAGCCGCTACGCGGGGCGATCAGTGCCCGTGCGTGGAATCGGGCGCAAGACGCTGCCGACCTGGTGCTCGGTGCCAATCCCGGCACGGAAGGCGTGCCCGGCTCGCCGGTGCTGAAGCCGTACACATGGGTGTATTGCAAGCCTAGCACCACCGTCGCTCGCTGGGGCGTACTGGCGATCACGGGAGTCGAGATCACGCCTACGTCGTCGGCAGGCGGTGCTACGGCGTCGTTCGAGGAAATGCCCGTCTTGCAGGGCGGCACGCCGTCAGCGACCACGACGGCGTGGTGCGTAGCCGTGGAGCCGATCGAGAGCGGGAAGATCGGCAAGGTGGCGGTTGGTGGCGTGGTGCAGTGCAAGGTGACGGTAGACAAGGCTGATGACAAGTTCGTGGCGTGTGCGAGCACCGGGCTGAAGACGGGCACGACCGGCGAGGGGCTGATCCTGTGGAAGGAGGGCGGCACGGGCGGCGGCAAGTGGGCGCTTGTTCGGCTGGCGGGCGGCGGTGCTGCTGGCGGCATTGTCCGCGGCACGTTCTCGGCACCGTGGGCCAAGGGTTCCGCCAAGACCGTCACGGATGCTGTGACGAGCGGCACGACCTACTCGGACGTCAAGAACTACTTCGCCGCCGTGAGCGGGAGCGGCACCAAGGCTTGTGCTATCGCTTACGTTGGCACCGAGTGGATCTTAATCGCTGCGGAGTGCTGACGCATGGCGATGCTAGGCGGAGAGTGCTCGTCGTGCTGCGAAGGACTATGCTTGCCTTTGCGAGACCGAGCCACGATCACATTGTCAGGGCTTCCAACGTCGTGCACTGCTGGCAGTCTTTTTAACCGAGAGTTAGGCGACGATAACTGTTCGTACCCTCTTTTTCGCATTAGAAGCGGCAACAACCAAAACGTCTGCAAGTATGCAACAGTTTGGCACAGCAGGGACAATAGGTGGATAAACTTTGCCGCGTACGGCGCAAATAGAATTGTCCTGGACGTTGCAAACGAGTCGCTCCTGTTAGTTGCGGAAACAGTGTATGTGGTATTTACGCCGCCGCCCGGCAAGAGTTTCCGTGATTTTCCTTTCGACGATGTTCTTGTGTGTGCCAGCGCATACTCAGGCAATCCGGCGACGTGCCCGCAGGACGCTTTTTCAAACGTGCGAGTCGTAATAGATGACAGCACGGCCGCCTATGTGCCTTTTATCTGCCCGCAAGATGCGAGCGGCAACATTGTAGGAAATAGTGAAACGTGCTCGTGCGTGCCAGGCATAGACACTAGAAAGGTAAACCAGCTAGCAGAATCCGGTCTAGTCAGAACAGCGCAGCAAATTGTGCCTATTTACTCATGCGCCCCATGCGACGGCAATAACTATTCGATACAAACGACCACGACAACATACAAGCCGCCTCCGTGCTCGTCAGATGAAAAGAGCAACTGCATAGAATCCGTGACAACCGCATCCTCGCGGCCTGATTTGAACGTGAATGTGTCGTTTGGCGACCACGGCGTCGACTTTATAAACAGCAACTTTGGATGGCAGCCGTATTCGTATTCCCTGCTATCCGGCAGCTATGCGTTGAAATGGACGAATAGCGCATACATTGGGAACGGGAATTTTTTTGGCTTGTCCTTTCCTGACTGGCAGCTTACCGACATTGACTCCAGCGGCGCTGGCAATCCGTCTTACGGCAGTGGAACCCTGGGCTGGCAAAATGAGAACCAGCCAGCGGAGCAAGGCTGGAAGATTGACTACCGAAAGCAACATCCAAGTAACTGGAATACTCTGGGCATGATTCTTGTCGTTGCGCCAGTAAAAACAACAACAGTGATTGATAAAGCGGGCAAGTCCATAGTTTCTACGCCATGTGGTTTCGGGCAGATTGCATACCAAATAAAGCTGGCTGTTTTTAGAAGACCGGTTGCTTTCGGAGTGGACTCGGACTATGTCTACTGGAACTGGGATTTTTCTTGCTACGCAAACGTCAGCTGCCGAAACCGTGTGTGTGGCGACGTGCCTTCTGTGTCGCTCAACTCAACCGAGAAAGTTTTCGTGCCGCTATCTGGGGTTTGGTACAGCCCTAGGGGGAAGCTAGGTCAGGTGTCTGTAAGTATTTCCTCTTAAAGGTGGCGAGTGGCTGTGAAATACTGTTCGTATGAAAGCGGGCTGTGTAAATGGTGCGGGCATCGCACGCCCGTTGAGGGGCTTATAAGGGAGTGCGGGCACATTGCTTACGATCCGCCTTTGCAGCCATCCTGGCCCGACCTCGCCCGCACCGACGCTCCCTCGTTCCTTGAAAAGGTCCGCAACTTCGCCAGCGCCGCCGTCTCGCACGTCGCCGCCGGGATGCCGATGTGCGATGACGCCGAGATCATCCGGCGGCACGACATCTGCCTGACGTGCGAGCACCTTCAGGACAACGCCTGCCAGTTGTGCGGGTGCCCGGTGGCGAGAGCAGCGGGCTACGTCAGCAAGCTGTCCTGGGCCGATCAGGAGTGCCCGGCGGGGAAGTGGGGCAAGGTCACGCCGTCCGCTTGACAGTCCTGCCACCCTGTTGGCATGGGACGCACCAAGCCACCAGCAAAGCCCGAGGCGGTGATCTTGCCGCCCGAGCTTGACGACGACGAAGAGCACTCCGGCGGCGGCATCCCAGACGATGACGGGTGGATCAACCTGCGCAAAAAGGAGGGAACTCGTGACGACGAAAAGCCGAAGCGGCGGGCTGCTCGAAGACGTCCGCAAAGAGATGTCTGAGGTGCGGCATGGGCCGTCCTGCTGGTGGGATCGAGTAGATCCCAAGCACCTAGATGAACTGCAAGCACTCAAGCAGGCGTGGCAGTCCGGCGAGCTTGGCACGCGCAAAAAGACGCTCGCCCGGTCGATCTCCAACAACATGCGTGCTCGTGGGATTTCCAACGTCGGCACGCAGGGGGTGCTTGCATGGCTCGAAAAAGCCTGAAGGCTGCGGTCGCCAGAGACATTGCCAAGGACAGCGTCGGCAAGGCTGCTGCCGCCAACCCTGACGCAGAACAGGTGACGCAGTCGCAGAACGGCAGCACGCTTGAAGCACGCTCCACGAGCCGACGCATCAAGACCGTCGAAGATCTGCTGCGGCACATCGAGGCAGACATGAGCCGCTTTGAGATCGCCGCCAGCGAGGCGACCAAGTGGGAGTGCGGCGACGGCGACGGCGGCAGCATCGAACTGCATCGTGTGTTCGTGCGGCTCAAGCCAAAGGGCGGGCCGACAACACGGGAAGTCGTGGCGGCGATGATCGACGGTGCGAAGAACGACATCCGGCGACCCTTGACCAAATCTGTCAAGGCACCGAAGCGAGATGGACTGTGGCAGGTGCTGGTTGTCGCCGATCCGCACTTCGGCAAGTACGCATGGGCCGGCACGACCGGCGGCGATGACTACGACCTTGACCACGCCGCCCGCCTGGTGGGCGACACTGGCTCGCAGCTGCTGTCGGTGGGCAATGCCCACAATCCCACCAGACGCACGATTGCCTTCGTTGGCGATCTCTTCCATTACGACCGACCGGACGGCAGTACCACAAGTGGTACACCGCTGGAGCGTGACGGGCGGCTTCAGAAGATGATCGAGGTGGGCTGCAATACCCTGCTTGCAATCATCTCGCTGTCGTCTGAGACGGTGCCGACCGACGTTGTGATCGTCAACGGCAACCACGACGAAGTTCTGACGTGGACCTTCCAGCGGATCATGCACGAGCGATTCCGTGGTCACAAGCGAGTGACCATCAAGCCCGACTTCACCGGGCGGCAGTATCTCACGCACGGTCGCAATCTGCTGGGCTTCGCTCACGGGCATCGAGCCAAGCGAAAGCTGCCACAGATCATGGCGCTCGAAGCGTCACGCCAGTGGAGCGAGTGCCCGTACCGAGAGTGGCACACTGGGCACTTCCACTCGCAGGCTGCGGAGTGGCAGCGACCGATTGAGACGCTCGACGGCGTGATCGTTCGCACGGCACCGGCTCTCTGCCCGCCCGACGATTGGCACAGTGTCAACGGATTCATCGGCTCACGGCAAGCAATGGAGACGTTCTTCTACGACCACGCCGGCGGGCTGTCGTCCATGCACGTCGCAGGCGTGAGGGCTTGACGCATGGAATACGAATTGACTGACGAATACATCGCAGAGGCACGCCAGCGAGCGTATCGCTATCAGGGGCAGTGGTGCGGCACATCGGGATCGCTGGCGGCGGATGTCGCTCGACTTCTAATCGAAAGGAAAAAGATGAAAGAATTTCTTACGGATTTAGAGAGCAGCAACGCACAACTGCGGGCAGCGGTGGAGACTCGCCTAGCCGGCGGATGCTGCGACGGTGGCAAGTGCCACGCCAAGGAAGACGACGCACCGGAGCGTTGGCGTGAGATCACGCAGGCCAGCGCCGAGAAGTACGCCGCAGACCGTGCCGAGCAGATCCCGGCGGATTGGATCTTGCAGGGACAGCGTGAGATGGAAGCGGCACCGGACGACATCCGGTGGAGCGGCGATTCGATCTTGGCACAGCCAGCCGACGACATCCGGCCCGGCTCCCGTGAGTTCCTCGCCGTGCTCGACGAACTGCGGGCGCTGCACTTGAGGAAAACAATGGATTACGGCGTGGACGAAGACGCACTGTCGAACATCCGCAACAGTGCAGACGTGGTGAATATGCCAGCGTGGGCAGGCTGCATCCTGCGGATCAGCGACAAGATGCACAGACTCAAAGCGTATTTCCGGCGTGGGAAATGCGAGTTTGACGGCGTGGAAGACACGCTCCAAGACATCGCCTGCTATGCGGCGATTGCTCTCGTCTTGCACCGAGAGCAGGAACGGGCAGAGCCGGTCTAGGATTCTGCCCAGCCGCCCTAGTCTGGCGGCATGGCAGACAATCCATCCGCCGTCGCCGTCATCGACGCACAAATATCGTCGTTCCTCGCCGATGCCCGGCGCACGGCGGCGGATGGTCTGACGTGGCAGGAGTTCGGGCGGCTGATGGTCGCCCTGCTTCGGCTCTCGGTCAAGTCGCTCGACGGCGTATCGACGCTCTCAGGCGCGGACAAGAAAGCGTTGGCGTTGGAGGCTGTCGCCGTCCTGTTCGACACGGTAGCCGTGTCGTGCCTGCCGCTCGTGGCGTGGCCGTTCTGGGCAATCTTGCGTCCTGCCCTGCGGGCGTTCGTGCTCGCCCTGGCATCTGGTGCCATTGAATCCTTACTGCCTCTTGTGAGGGCTTCAGCGTGATCACAGCTCTACTCGTGGCGTTCGCCGTCTATCTGCTCGCCGGTCAGCAGATCACCGAGAAGGCGAAGGCGTTCATCGCTACGGCGAAGATGCCGACCATCGACGGCAAGCACGTCGCCGTATTGGCGTTGCTCGTGGCTGCGGCGATTGCGTTCATGCCGAGCCGCTCGAACACGCCGACGCCTGCACCGGCACCAGTGCCGCCGGATGCGTTTACGCTGCGTGGCAAGTTCGTTGGGCCGCAGGCGGCAAGCGACGCCGCCACGCTCTCGGCTCTCTGCGACGAGTTGGCGTCGTGCATCGAGTACGACGGCACGCACGACCAACGACTGAAGACCGGCGTCGCCTTTGACGAACTGCGTATCGCAGCCCGTGAGGCTCGCTGCAAGGGCGACAGTATCGGCGCTCGCCAGCCGCACGTCAGGGAAGCCGTGCACAAGTTCTTAGACGACGCCGTTGGTGCTTCCGGCGGTCCTGTGACGCCAGAGAGCAGGGCGGCGTGGGTGTCGGCACTTCGTGACCTTGCGAGGGCTGCTGCCGATGTCACGCGCTAACCGCTGGTCTATCGGTGCTGTCGGATTCGTCATCGTCATGGCGATTTTGGGTGCGCTCGTGGAGCGTGCCACGCACCGTGTCGTCGCACGGATTGACGGGCAGTTCGGATATACGCCAGACCCAGCAGGAACGCAGGCGTTCTTGGCTGAACTCGATCAGCCGCTTTTCTCGGACGCCGCCAAGGACGTCATCAAGAACGCCAAGGGCAAAGACACGTTTCTTTACCGCTTCGCCGACCGTGCTCACCGCCAGGTCTACGGCAAGCCGTTTGGGCCGTGGAAGCAGGGCATCGGCGACTGTGTGTCGTTCGGCTGGGCTATGGGCAGCTACGTCGGCCAGTGCGTCGATTGGGCAGAGGGCGAATTGCCAGAGCCGCCGAAACTGGTGGCGACCGAGCCGCTGTACTCAGGATCAAGGACCGCCGGCAGGCTTCCGCCAGTGACGCAGGCGGGCTACTCGGACGGATCGTATGGCGGCGCTGCTGCACGCTGGGTGGCGGGCAAGTGCAAAGACCCGACGGTCGGCGGCATCTTGTTTCGCCAGCAGTATCCCGGCGCTGACCTGACAACGTACAGCCCGCAGCGGGCGAAGGAGTGGGGAAACCTTTTGTGCGGTGGCGGTGCCAACGGGCTGGCACTCGCGCGGCTCGCCAACAAGACCACGGCGAAGAACGTGGCACTGGTTCGGAACTTTGACGAAGCGGCGGCGAGCATCGAGAGCGGCTATCCCGTTCCGGTGTGCAGCGGCGTTGGCTTTTCGTCACAGCGTGACGCTGACGGATTCTCGCCACGGCAGGGATCGTGGGCACACTGCATGTGCTTCATCGCCGTCAGGTATGCCAAGAACGAAGGCAAGCGTGACGGGCTGCTGTGTCTGAACTCGTGGGGCGTGTTCAACGGCGGCCCGAAGTGGCCGAGCGACCAGCCGGACGGCTCGTTCTGGGTCTCCCGTGAGACCGTCGATGCCATGCTCGCCGGTCAAGACTCGTTCAGCATCTCGGGCGTGAACTTCCGCTACAGAAACCTCGACCACGGCGGATGGCTCGCACCTGCGCCGCCTGAGAAGACAGCCCGCAAGCCGTCACCCGCTCGCCTGGTCGCAGACACGTTTCACCTCGGACTCTAGGAGACGCCTATGTCGCTCGTCATGTGGCTCGTATTCGGCGCGATCGCCGGTGGTATCGCCAAGGCGATCATGCCGGGCAAGTGCCCTGAAGGCTGGGTGCCAACGATTGGACTTGGCATCGTCGGCTCGCTCGCTGGCGGTCTGCCGTTCGGTGACGCTCCCGCCGGGCTGATCGGCAGCGTGATCGGTGCCTGCGTCGTCATGTTCTTGTACTCGATCTGGAGCGTGGACCGATGACCAAGAGAGAACTACAGACTGCCGTCGTCGTCGCCCTGGTCGCCGTGATGCTCACATGGTGGGCAGCAACCAGCGACTACAGCCCGGTCAAGCCAGAGCCAAGCCGCCCGGTGCTGCGACTCGTCCAGAGGCTCGCCCGCCTTGGACTGTGGGCGATGATGTTTGCCGAGCCGCCGCCAGCAGAGCCGCAGCACTACGTTGTGCACGCACGGGTAGACGAGAACGGGCACAGAGTGATCAATCACGGACAGGGATGGTGAGACGCATGTGGCAATACATCCTGTCGGTGCTCGCTGCCCTGTCGGCTGATCCCGCACAGATCGACCAAGAGGCTCCTAGAGCCTCGGCGGCTGTCAGCGTCGCCTATGCCGCCACGGCACCGGACAAGGCACCAGAGCCGAAGCCAGAGCCACCCAAGCCCAAGCCTGCCGTGTGCGTCGATTGCGGCGGCAAAGGCTACATCGTCCACGGAGACGGGCACCGCACCGTATGCCCGACGTGCGGCGGCAAAGCGTGCCCTGATGGGAAATGCCCGCCCGGCGCGTCGTCCACGCCTGCTGCACCTGCTCGGCCTGCGGGCGGGAGGTGACGGTGGATGACGCGCCGGCTGGGATGCTGCCGCACCTCCGCAGCCGGTTGCGTGCCGAAGTCGGCCCGCGAGCCGTTGCCGCTGGCAGAGCGTTTGACGAGTTCGTGGACGCCGTCTGCCGCTGCTGGAACGCAGAGCACTGGACGAAGCTCGCACGCTCGCAGCCAGAGAGCGAGATGGCAGCGGTGCGTGACGCCAAGGTGCTGATCGCCAAAGTCAGGGAAGACGTCGAAGCCATGTGGGGCGATTCGCCAGAGTTGCAAAAACTCTACGGCGATGTCGGCACTGACGCCGTGGAATCATTCGCACGGCTGTGGTTCGAGTCGATGGCGAACCGCACTTGGATGCGTGCGGCGTGCAGAGAAGCCCGGAAGACTTGACAGAGTTGGCAGACTCGCTGCATGGGCGAGGTACAGCGGTCTCTACTGAGCGACGACGAATTGCCACCGGCGAAGGGCAAAAAGCGTCGTATGCCTGAACGTCTCTCGCCGCAGCTGCGGAAGTGGTTGAC